ATGTTCGATTTCCTGAAACGGGGTGCGGCGCAGGTGCCAGAGGCCAAGGCCTCGGCGGCCGGGCCCGTGATCTCGTATCAGACCTCAGGGCGGGTGGCGTGGAGCCCCCGCGACACGGTCAGCCTGACGAAGACCGGCTTTCAGGCGAACCCGATCGCTTTCCGTGCCGTGAAGCTGATTGCCGAGGCGGCGGCTGCGCTGCCTTTGGTGCTGCAGGATGCGGAGCGGCGCTACGATCTGCATCCGGTTCTGGATCTGATGCGCCGCCCGAACGCGGGACAGGGGCGGGCCGAATGGTTCGAGGCGCTGTATCTTCAACTGTTGCTGTCGGGCAATGCCTATCTGGAAGCGGTGCCAGAGGCGCGTCTGCCGTCAGAATTGCATGTGCTGCGGTCGGACCGGATCAGCCTTGTGCCCGGCACGGACGGGTGGCCTGTGGCTTACGATTATACCGTGGCGGGACGCGGCCTGCGTTTCGACATGACGGGAGCGTTCCAGCCGATCTGCCACATCAAGAGCTTCCATCCGCAGGACGATCATTACGGGCTGTCGCCGATGCAGGCGGCGGCGGTGGCGCTGGATGTGCACAACTCTGCCTCTCGTTGGTCGAAGGCGTTGCTGGACAATGCGGCGCGGCCTTCGGGGGCGATCATCTACAAGGGCGTGGACGGGCAAGGACAATTATCCCCCGACCAGTATGACCGGCTGGTGACCGAAATCGAGATGAATCATCAGGGTGCGCGCAACGCGGGCCGTCCGATGCTGCTGGAAGGTGGATTGGACTGGAAGCCGATGGGCTTTTCGCCATCCGACATGGAGTTTCACGAGACCAAGCTGGCAGCGGCGCGTGAGATCGCCATCGCCTTCGGCGTGCCCCCGATGATCATGGGGATCCAGGGGGACGCGACCTATGCCAACTATCAGGAGGCGAACCGGGCGTTCTATCGCCTGACCGTGCTGCCGCTGGCGGCGAAGGTGGCGGCTTCTGTTTCGCACTGGCTGTCATCCTTCAGTGGCGAGGAGGTGGAGCTGCGGCCCGATCTGGATCAGGTGCCGGCCCTTGCGGCCGAACGCGATCAGCAATGGGCGCGTGTGGGCGAAGCGGATTTCCTGACGGTGGCCGAGAAGCGTGTGCTGCTTGGATTGCCGCGGGTGCCTGACGAATGAGGGAAACCGGATCGCGCTTTCTTTACGACAGTTTCGACGCCGCGGCCGCGCGGATCGAGGCAAACGAGCGTGTGTCCGAGGAGCGCTGGAACGGGCTGGAATATCGCCTTGTCCAGATGGAGGGCACACTGGACCGGCTGGAGCGGCGTGTCTGGCTGGGAGTTTACGGTGTGGCGGCCTTTCTACTGACGCAGGGGGCGGAAGCGTTGATCAATTCGGCGATGAGGTGAGGATGTACGGATTTCATGGAGCGCCGGAGCGCAAGTTTCATGCCTCCGGCACACTGGAGGTGCGGGGCGGAGTGATCGAGGGCTATGCCTCGCGGTTCGGGCTGCGCGACCAGGGCGGCGATGTCGTGCTGCCGGGTGCTTATGGCGGCAGCCTGAACCGACTGGGCGGCCGCCGTGTAAAGATGCTGTGGCAGCACGATGCGGGCGAGCCGATCGGTGTCTGGGACGAGGTGCGCGAGGATGGGACAGGTCTGTTCGTGAAGGGCCGGATCCTGACCGAGGTGGCACGGGGCCGCGAGGCCATCGCGCTTCTGGATGCGGGGGCCATCGACGGGCTGTCCATCGGGTATCGCACCGTGCGGGCCGAGCGTGATGCCAAGGGTCGGCAGTTGGCGGAGCTGGATCTGTGGGAGGTGTCGCTCGTGACCTTTCCCATGCAGATGGAAGCCCGCGTTCACGCCAAGAGCGACGATTTCCACGGCTGGCGCCATGTCGCCGCCGTGATCCGCAATGCGACGGCGGAGATCGCCGCGCGCTGAGAAGTTTCCAAACGGAGGATGGGTGTTGACCGAGACAAAGTCACGGATCGGGGGAGGTTTGCCCGATGATCCGGCAACCGAAATGGCTGCAGCCATGAGCGGGTTCGTGAGCGAACTCAAGTGCTTCAAGAACGACGTTTCCAAATCTTTGCAACAACAGGACGAGCGACTGACCATGCTGGACCGCAAGACGATGACTTATGGCCGCCCGGCCCTTTCGACCGCTGCCGAGGTGGAGATCCCCCATCAGAAGGCGTTCAACGCCTATTTGCGTTCGGGCGATGATGATGGCCTGCGTGGCCTGGCGCTGGAAGGCAAGGCGCTTGGCACATCGGTTGCGGCCGATGGCGGCTATCTTGTCGATCCGCAGACGGCGGAGGCGATCCGGTCGATGCTTGTATCCACCTCCTCCATCCGGGCGATCGCCAATGTGGTGAATGTGGAGGCCAGTTCCTACGACGTGCTGATCGACCGTTCGGAGGTCGGCTCCGGCTGGGCGACGGAAACGGCGAGCCTCACCGAGACGGCGACGCCCGCAATCGAGCGCATCTCCATCCGACTGCACGAGTTGTCGGCGATGCCGAAGGCCAGCCAGCGCCTGCTGGACGATAGCGCCTTCGACGTGGACGGCTGGCTGGCGGGAAAAATCGCCACACGTTTCATGCGGGCGGAATCGGCGGCTTTCGTATCGGGCGATGGCATCGACAAGCCGACGGGCTTTTTGACCGCCGGCAAGGTCGCAAATGCTACCTGGGCGTGGGGCAGCCTCGGTTATGTTCCTTCGGGTGCAGCGGCGGATTTCGCGTCGGCCAATCCGGCCGATTGCATCGTGAACCTTGTTTATGCATTGCAGGCGCAATACCGCGCGAACGCGAGCTTCGTGATGAACTCCAAGACTGCGGGTGCGGTTCGCAAGATGAAGGATGCCGATGGCCGCTTCCTGTGGTCGGACGGTCTGGCTGCCGGTCAGCCTGCGCATCTGATGGGCTATCCCGTGCTGATTTGCGAGGACATGCCCGACATCGCGGCGAATGCCTATGCCATGGCCTTTGGTGATTTCACCGCCGGCTACACCATCGCGGAACGGCCGGATCTGCGCCTGCTGCGCGATCCCTTCTCGGCCAAGCCGCATGTGCTGTTCTATGCCACCAAGCGTGTGGGCGGAAACGTCACCGACTTCGCCGCGATCAAGTTGCTGAAATTCGCGACCTCGTAAGAGGTCGTGGATAGGGTGTCGCCCCTTTTGCGCCTTCCAGCTGTTCCCCCCGTCCGAGCGGCGTGAGGGGGGCGGCACCTTCCAAGTTATCGAGGAATTGCGATGAACCTTATCGAGGAAAGCCCTGTCGCGGCCACGGCCCTGCCCATCGCGGCACTGAAGGCGCATTTGCGGCTGGGAACAGGGTTCGCGGATGATGGGCTGCAGGACGGGCTGGTCGAAAGCTACCTGCGTGCCGCCGTTGCCACCATCGAAGGGCGGATCGGCAAGGCACTGATCGCGCGGAAGTTCCGGCTCGTGCTGGATCGATGGCGGGACGGTGCCGCACAGGCTTTGCCGCTGGCTCCCGTTTCGTCCGTGCAGAGCCTGCGGGTGGGGGGCGTGGAGATCGCCCCCGCCGCCTGGTGGCTGGTCGAGGACATGCACCGCCCGAGGGTCGTGACGCGTTCCGGCCTCCCATCCATCCCGCAGGGCCGGGTGGCGGAGATTTCGTTTACTGCCGGATTCGGGCCATGGACCTCGGTTCCGCCGGATCTGGCACAGGCGGCTATGCTTCTGGCTGCCGAGTATTACGAGGTTCGAAGCGAGGCGGGGCTGCGGCCATCGGCGTTGCCGATGCAGGTGGCCACACTGATCGAGCGTTGGCGGACGGTGCGGCTGCTGGGAGGACCGGTATGCGGATGAACCGGGCGATGGTTCTGGAGGAGGCGATGGATACCCCTGACGGCGCAGGCGGGCGCGTGCGCAGGTGGCGCGCCCTTGGCACGCTGTGGGCCGACGTTCTTGCCGGTGCCGTTCGTGACGTGGATGGCGTTGCCGTGGGGATGCTGAAAATCACGGTGCGGGCCGCACCGTTCGGGGCACCCTCGCGGCCCATGGCGGGACAGAGGTTCCGTGAAGGAAGCCGCGTATTCCGCATCACCGGGGTGGCCGAGGGGGAACGGACGCTGACCTGTACCGCGGAGGAGATGCCATGAGCTATGCCACTGCGGCGGCACTTCAGGCCGCGATCCACGCCCGGCTGACCGAAGTGCTTGATGTGCCTGTCCTTGATGCGGCGCCGGACGGCACGGCTGGCACCTGGGTGCTGATCGGGCCGGAAGATGTGCGCGACCGTTCCGACAAGACGGGTGCCGGGGCCGAGCATCGGCTTGTGCTGAGTGTCGTGTCGGATGCCGAAGGTTTTCAGGACGCCAAGGTCGTTGCGGCATCGCTTTGCGATGCGCTTGGGCGACCCATGACCATGACGCGGGGCCGGATCGTCGCGCTCTGGTTCGACCGTGCCGTTGCCCGTCGCCTGGATGCCGGGCGCACTCGGCGGATCGATCTGACGTTTCGCGTCCGTGTCGAAGACACATTGAATGGAGAGATTTAAATGGCTGTTCAGAACGGAAAAGACCTGCTGATCAAGCTTGATATGACCGGCGACGGGCAGTTCGAGACGGTGGCGGGACTGCGGGCGACCCGCATCAGCTTCAATGCCGAGACGGTGGATGTCACGAGCCTTGAGAGCGCGGGCGGCTGGCGAGAGCTGTTGGGCGGGGCAGGCGTGCGGTCCGCCTCTTTGTCAGGGTCGGGGGTGTTCCGGGATGCCGCGACGGATGAACGCGCGCGCCAGATCTTCTTTGACGGCGAGGTGCCGCAGTTCCAGGTCATCATTCCCGATTTCGGCGTGGTGGAAGGGGCGTTCATGATCACCGCCATCGAATATGCCGGAAGCTACAATGGCGAGGCGACGTATGAGCTGACGATGGCCTCGGCCGGGGCATTGGCCTTTACGGCGCTGACGCCTGTGGAGGCCCCGTGAACCCGTTTGCGGGTGAGGTGGCGCTGGTTGTCGATCGCGAACGCCATGTGGCCAAGCTGACACTGGGGGCACTGGCCGAACTGGAGGCCGCGTTGCAGGCTGACAGCCTGATCGCCCTGATCCAGCGGTTCGAGGAGGGGCACTTCACCACGCGCGACGTCGTGGCGGTGATCGTTGCCGGTCTGCGCGGAGGCGGGTGGCGGGGGCAGGCGGCCGATCTGATGTCGGCCGAGATCGCTCCCGCCGAGGCGGCCCGTGCGGCTGCCCTGCTTCTGGCCCGCGCCTTCGCCCTGCCATGACCGGCCCGTCCGCAATCGACTGGCCGGGCCTGATGCGGGCCGGTTTGCAGGGGTTGCGCCTGCACCCCGAGCAGTTCTGGCGACTGACGCCGCTGGAGTTGCGGATGATGCTGGGGGCGGAAGATGCCGCCCCTCTTTCCCGCGCGCGGCTGGAGGAACTCGCCCGCGCATTCCCCGACAAAGGAGACGACCTTGGCAGAGATCGAGGAGCTTGAGGAACAGGTGACGGCCCTGGAGGCCACTCTTGGATCCGTGTCCGGCGTGGTCGGCACGTTCGAGGGGGAGCTGTCGCGGATGCGTGACACGATGACATTCACGGGTCGGGAGGCGGAGCGGCTGTCCACCAGCATCGGCGGGGGCGTCCGCAATGCCTTCAACGGGCTGGTCTTTGACGGAGACAAGCTGTCTTCGGCCATGAAAAGTCTGGGACAGTCAATCACGCAAGCCGTCTACAAGACCGCCATGAGGCCGGTAGAGGGGGTGGCGGGATCGCTCATCTCTGGCGGCATGGGGGCGTTGATGGGTGGAGCGATGCCGTTCGCAAAGGGCGGTGCTTTCAGTCAGGGGCGGGTGATGCCTTTTGCCAAGGGGGGGGTCGTGTCGTCGCCCGTGGCGTTCCCGATGCGTGGCGCGACGGGCCTGATGGGCGAGGCCGGGCCGGAGGCGATCATGCCGCTGACCCGCGGTGCCGACGGACGGCTGGGCGTGTCGGGCGGCGGCGGGCGTTCGGTCAACATCACGATGAATGTCAGCACGCCGGACGTGGCGGGCTTTCAACGCAGCCAGGGACAGGTCGCGGCGCAGGTCAGCCGGGCATTGTCGCGCGGGCAGAGGAACAGATAGATGGCTTTTCACGACATACGCTTTCCCGCGAACCTGTCGTTCGGGTCAATCGGCGGGCCGGAACGGCGGACGGACATCGTCACGCTGGCCAACGGGTTCGAGGAACGCAACACCCCTTGGGCACATGCGCGCCGGTATTACGATGCGGGCGTGGGGTTGCGGTCGCTGGACGACGTGGCAAGGCTGATCGCGTTCTTCGAAGCGCGTCAGGGGCGGCTGCACGGCTTTCGTTGGAAGGACTGGGCGGATTTCAAGTCCTGCCTTCCCTCCGCCACGGTCGGTCCGCTGGATCAGTTCATCGGGCGCGGGGACGGGCAGAAGATCACCTTCCAACTGGTCAAGACCTACGATTCCGGTGCGCAAAGTTATGCCCGCGTGATCGCCAAGCCGGTCGAGGGATCGGTAAAGGTCGCACTGGGCGGGGATACGAAGGTGGAGGGGCTGGAATTCGCGGTCAACGCGGACACAGGAACCATCACCTTCGCCCAGCCACCTGCTGTAGGGGCCGAAATCCGTGCCGGATTTGAATTCGACGTGCCGGTTCGCTTCGACACCGACCGCATACAGACCTCCGTGTCGTCCTTTCAGGCGGGTGAGGTCCCGAATGTTCCGATCGCAGAGGTGCGCATATGACGATCGCACAACATCTGGCACTGGGTGCCACCACGACATGCCGCACATGGGGTCTGACCCGCCGCGACGGCATGGTGTTCGGCTTTACCGACCATGACATGGATCTGGCCTTCGAAGGGTTCGTCTTCCGCGCCTCTGCCGGGGTGACGGCGCGGGCTTTGCAACAGTCTACGGGCCTGTCCATCGACAACTCCGAAGCGATGGGCGCGCTATCCGGTGCGGGCGTGACGGAGGCCGACATCCTTGCGGGCCGCTATGACGGGGCGGAGATCCGGTGCTGGTTGGTCAACTGGGCCGACGTGTCGGAACGGCGGCTGGAATTCCGCGGAACGATCGGAGAGATCACGCGTGCGGGCGGGGCCTTCCAGGCTGAGTTGCGCGGGTTGGCCGATCTGCTGAACCAGCCACAGGGAAGGGTTTTCCAGCGGGGCTGTTCCGCCATCCTGGGCGATGCCGCCTGCGGGATGGATCTGACCAAGGCCGGCTATGCGGCGGAAGTTGCGGTGGAGCAGGTGGAGGACAACCGCGTCTTCACCTTCGGGGCACTGGGGGCATTCGATGACCGCTGGTTCGAACGCGGCCGGTTCCGGGTCCTTTCGGGTATGGCCGAAGGGCTGATCGGCGTGGTCAAGAACGATCGTCTGACGGGGCATGACCGCGTCGTGGAATTGTGGCAGACGCTGGGATCCGCCATAGCCGCAGGCGACAGGATACGGATCGAGACGGGCTGCGACCGGCGCATCGACACCTGCCGCCTGAAATTCGCCAATATCACCAATTATCGGGGCTTTCCGCATATTCCGGGGGAAGACTGGATCGCCGCCTATCCGACCTCCGGCTCCGTCAACGATGGGGGGAGCCTGTTCGCATGAATGCCATCGTGACCGAGGCGCGCCGCTGGATCGGCACGCCTTACGTCCATCAGGGCAGCCTGTGCGGTGCGGGCAGCGACTGCCTCGGCCTGATCCGTGGCATCTACCGCGCCACGCTCGGGGCGTAG